CTGAACTAGGTATACGTGATAAGATGGCTGCAGCAAAAGATTTACTTGATCGTGCAGGACTTGGTAAAGTTGATAAGATTGATGTAGGGTCAAGTAGTGGTGGCGTATTTATCCTGCCGTCAAAGGAAGGCAAAAACGAGTAATTAAATGAACCGTGAATCTTTGGGGTATTGGGAGCTACCCAAACCACACAAAGGTGAGGAGAGAGAGTGGCACGTAATAGCGAGATCAACAAGCACCGTGCCATTTGGCTACAGAGTACACCCTGAGAATGAAGGACTATTAGACCCAATAGCACATGAGTTAGAAGCATTAGAACTTGCAAAGCGGCACATAAAACAGTATAGTTACAAAGAAGTTGCTATATGGTTAACTAAACAGACAGGCCGTTATATCTCAACAACGGGTTTAAAGCAAAGGGTAGACATTGAGCGAAGACGTAAGAAAGCAGCTTCAATTAAACGCAAGCTTGCCAGGAGGCTCGAAAAGACGTTACAGGAAATCAAGAAGCTCGAAGAAGAAAGTATCGGCGCATACAGAATCATACCCCCAGAAGAGTGAGCCTATACTTGTAGAGCGTATTCCTGCTGAAGTAAAAGCACCTGAGTTTGATGTTGACACTGCACAAGAAGTAGTGTTTAAGCCTAACCCAGGTCCACAGACAGACTTCCTAAGCGCATCTGAAAGGGAAGTACTTTATGGAGGGGCAGCAGGTGGCGGCAAGTCGTATGCCATGTTAGCTGACCCACTCCACGGTTTAAATGACCCTAACTTTAGTGGTCTACTTGTACGACATACAACGGAAGAATTACGTGAACTTATTCAAAAATCGCAAGAGCTTTATCCCAAGGCTATACCCAATATCAAATGGTCTGAACGAAAGTCTCAATGGGTATCACCCAGAGGGGGTAGACTATGGATGTCCTACCTCGACAAAGATATGGACGTCACTCGCTACCAAGGTCAAGCGTTTAATTGGATAGGCTTTGACGAGCTTACGCAGTGGCCTAGCCCATATGCGTGGGACTACATGCGAAGCCGCTTGAGGTCTGCATCAACAGAGCTAGGCTTGTACATGAGGGCTACAACCAACCCTGGGGGAAACGGACACCAGTGGGTTAAAAAAATGTTTATAGACCCAGCGCCTTCGGGTAAACCTTTTTGGGCTACAAACATAGAAACTGGTGAGACTATTAGGTTTCCTGTTGGTCATAGTCGTGAAGGGCAACCCCTATTTAAACGTAGGTTTATTCCTGCTAGTCTGTTTGACAACCCTTATCTAGCAGACACTGGTGACTACGAAGCAATGCTACTCTCGCTTCCAGAGCACCAGCGCAAGCAACTACTAGAGGGTAACTGGGATATTAACGAAGGAGCAGCTTTCCCTGAATTTAACAGAAGTATACACGTTGTTGAACCTATCGACATCCCTGACTCCTGGCCTAAGTTTAGAGCTTGCGACTATGGTTACGGCTCCTATACAGGAGTACTATGGTTCGCTGTCACACCAAGTGAGCAGTTGGTTGTCTACAGAGAGTTATATTGTTCTAAGGTTACGGCTACAGATTTAGCTGATATGATACTAGAAGCAGAATATAAAGATGGAACTATTAGGTACGGCGTGTTGGACTCTTCCCTCTGGCATAAAAGAGGTGACACTGGCCCTTCACTAGCAGAGCAAATGAATATGAAGGGATGCAGATGGCGTCCATCAGATCGCTCTCGTGGTTCAAGGGTTGCAGGTAAGAATGAGATACACCGCCGTTTGCAGGTGGATGAGTTCACTGAAGAGCCTCGCCTTGTGTTCTTTTCCACCTGCACTAACACTATAGCACAGATACCTTCAATACCCTTAGACAAGAAGAACCCTGAAGACGTAGACACAAATGCAGAAGACCACTTATATGATGCGTTAAGGTATGGTATAATGACTAGACCTCGTAGTTCAATATGGGACTTTTCGCCCACTCAGCAGAATGCAGGTTTTCAGATGTCAGACTCAACTTTTGGCTATTGATACAATGAAGAAATGTATTAAGTGTAATAACTCTAAGTCTTTAGATTTGTTCTATAAAGACAAGTCTAAAAAGGATGGACATACTTCTTATTGCAAGGTCTGTAGTGCTAACAAAAGCAAGTCTCATTACACTAACAATAAAGAAGCAGCTATTAAAAGGGCTTCAGATTGGTACGCTAATAATAAAGAGTACAGGCAAGCATATAGAAGGAAGCATTACTTAGAGAATAAAGGCCAATACAACTCTAGTATTAACTTACGCAGAGCCGCTAAACTAAAAGCTACACCTTCTTGGTTGACTGAGAAACAGTTAAATGATATAAATACGATATACAAAGCCTGTGCTAAAATAACAGAACGTACAGGAAAAGCACACCACGTGGATCATATAATACCCTTACAAGGTGTAGATGTATGTGGACTTCATGTTCCGTGGAACTTAGCTATTCTGCCAGCAAGCATGAATCTAGCTAAACATAATAAACATAATAGTTGGGATACTAAGCAATGGCAGAAATAGACGATCTTTCCTTTGAGACAGACGAAGTAGTAGCTGCAGAATCTAGTGAAGACAATATGTTTGCTAGCTTGAACGGCATTGTAACATTCGTAAATGATCGCTTTAAACGTGCAGAGGATGCGCGACTAGGTGATGAGGAACGCTGGCTACGCTCTTATCGAAACTACCGTGGCATATATGGTCCAGAGGTACAGTTTACGTCTAGTGAAAAATCTAAGATGTTTGTCAAGGTTACTAAGACAAAAACTCTTGCAGCGTATGGGCAGATTGTAGATGTACTCTTTGGAAACAACAAGTTCCCTTTATCTGTAGAACCTTCTGTTTTACCTGATGGTGTAGCAGAATCCGTACACATTAACGTTGATCCTAATGCTGGCCCAGCGCAAGGAGCACTAGCAGAAGCCTTTGGCGCAGAATTACCTAAGCCTTACTTGATTGGTCCTGATACAAAGCTACAACCTGGTGAGACACGTACTTCTCTTATGAAGCGCTTGGGTGGCCTTGAAAGAAAGCTAACCCCTGTAAGTGATAAGATTATTGAGGGTGATGGCACTACACCTACAAGCGTTACCTTCCATCCTGCTATGGTAGCATCTAAGAAGATGGAAAAGAAAATACACGATCAACTAAACGAAAGCGGAGCATCAAAGCATTTACGTAGCATGGCATTTGAGATGGCATTGCTAGGCACGGGTGTTATGAAGGGTCCGTTTGCTGTAGATAAAGAGTATCCTAACTGGAATGAAGAGGGTGACTACGATCCTTTAATCAAGACTGTTCCTTCTACTAATCACGTATCTGTGTGGAACTTTTATCCTGATCCTGAATCTACAAGCATGGATGACGCAGAGTATGTAGTAGAGCGTCACAAGATGTCCCGTAATCAGCTACGTGCTCTACGTGGGCGTCCTTACTTTATTGATGACTCAATTCAGCTAGCCATTGATAAAGGTTCTGACTATGTGCGTAAGCACTGGGAAATGAAGATGGAGGATGATGATACACGTCCTTCTGACAGTGAGCGCTGGGAGGTGTTAGAGTTCTGGGGCTTTGTTGATACAGATTTACTAGAAGAGAATGGGATTAACATACCACGTGACTTACGTGATCTACCAGAAGTAAATGCTAATATATGGATTGTTAACGGTGAGATTATACGCTGTGTGCTAAACCCATTCAAACCATCACGTATTCCTTACTATGCTGTACCGTATGAGCACAACCCATACAGCTTCTTTGGTGTAGGCATTGCAGAAAACATGGATGATACACAAACATTAATGAACGGTTTCATGCGAATGGCTGTTGACAATGCTGTATTATCTGGTAACCTACTGATTGAGATAGATGAAACAAACCTCGTACCAGGACAAGACTTATCAGTGTATCCAGGCAAGGTGTTCCGTAGACAAGGTGGAGCGCCGGGTCAAGCTATATTTGGTACTAAGTTCCCCAATGTGGCTGCAGAGAATATGCAACTCTTTGATAAAGCTAGGGTTTTAGCTGATGAATCCACGGGTTTTCCATCGTTTGCACACGGTCAGACGGGTGTATCGGGAGTGGGAAGGACTGCTTCTGGTATTAGTATGCTTATGTCTGCAGCTAATGGCTCTATACGATCTGTTGTTAAAAATGTAGATGACTATCTATTAGCACCTATGGGACGTGCCTTCTTTGCATTTAATATGCAATTTGACTTTGATGAAGACATTAAGGGCGACTTAGAGGTTCTGGCTAACGGCACAGAAAGCCTGATGGCTAACGAAGTACGCTCCCAGCGCCTAATGCAATTCTTGGGTGTAGTACAAAACCCAGCACTAGCACCCTTTGCTAAGATGGATT